CTCCTCCAGTTGACGAGCGAACTCCTCAGCAGGTAGAGGCGTATCAGGGTCAATCAGTTTCCCGAGTTGTCCAGCCACATCTTTATCAAGCGCCTGTCCGCGCAGATGTTCCTCTACCCGAGCGGCGTATTCCTCGATGAAACGTGGAGGCAATCCCATCTCATATAACTGTGCCGGGCGTAGTTGTTCGCCCAGGTCGATATAACGAAGCGGTGATATCTTCACCTCAGCCGGATTTATGAACCGCCCGTTGCGGAAATCCATCACTCGGCGTTGGGCTTGTTCCGGTATATCACGGGTGTTCTCATAAACCAGCCGAGCGCGGAGAGACGGGTCATGTAAGGAGGCTTCCACCAGCGACGCCGGCGGGATTCCGGTCTCACGAAAGATATTTATCAGCCGGTCGGTGATGGCCGCATGCTGCGCCGGTGTCATATCGCCGAGTTTGCCTAAACCTTTCGCCACCGACATCCCGGCATGCATCCCTCCAAGCGTGAAGGCCGCATCCGCGAACTCTTGTTTGGACGGTAATATCTGATTGTTAGAGAGAGCGTTAAGCTCGGCAAGGGTGGCTATCTCAGCCGCCACCTTCCTATATTTCGGTGCAGCTTTTCCTGCTCCGGTCGTGGCCGCTCCAATAGTTCCTTCATGTAAGAACGTGTTAAAATAACCTGCGGAGCGCTCAGCAAATTCTCCGAAATCCTGCACCTCACCTTTTTCAATGGCATCCGCGAACGCATGACGCAACATAGCCGGCCCACCCCATCCTCCATAAGAGGCGCCAATCGCCGGCAGGGCCTCCACCACACCTCTATACGCTGTGGCCCGGAATCCCTGTCCGATAACGGCTTCACCGCCCATTTTTGCCGCCTGACGCTCTAAGGCGCCAGAAGCCGCACTTCCGGCCTCTCCGCCAAACTTCCCTCCGAGTGCGATAAACGGTAAATCGAAGAGCAAAGGAACGAAATTGCGAGAAAACGAAGATTGCAGCCATTCGGTCGTGGTCATATGCGCCGGGTCTGGCTGCGCTTCTACGTGAATCCTATTCCCGGTCGCGAATTGATATATCCTCCCTACCGGGCTATGCTTGAACGCGGCTTTATGCTCCTCACGAGCAAACGGGCCTCCGATACCAACAGCCGGAAGAAGGTTGTCTTTCGTTTCCTCGTCAATCATAAGGTGGTATTGTGTCCGCCGGGCTTCCATTTGTTCCTTGGACATCTTCGGCGCGGCACCACTTTCTTGGCCTTCACCGAAAACAGCGCCAAGCAAAATTGGCCCAAGTGGCTGTATAGACTCAGCACGCATGGGTTTGTCAATACCACTTGACCAGTCAGGACTTCCTGGTTGGGAGGATTCGGTCACAAATTTACCGACTGCGGTCTCGTGGACGGGAGGGTCAGGCTCAAAGGAGTCTACCGTTGCAGCAGCCGTTGGCTCGGCTACATCTGGCTCGAAAAAATCGCTCATGGAATCTCCACGGCTTTGCCGTTAAGGAGTTGATATTTTTTACCGTCGGTAGTGGTGTAGATGCCGGTTGCAGCGTCGTAGGTAGCAGAATACTTCACACCGTTGATGGTTAGCTTACCGGTTTTACCTTTTGCCGCCGGCGCTTTGATGCCGAGGTTTTTCTTCCACTCTTGCACCGAAGTCGGATTCGGCAAAACAGCTTTCATCTCTTCGGCGGTTTGTGTTACCAGTTCGGCTTTCTTCCCGGCAAACGTGGCCGAAGGATTGGAGGCTTTCATCTTCTCCCAATTCTTCTGCAACCGGTCGCCGATAATCATGTTAGCATCGATAAGTTGCTGGCCCTGTGTATAAGGAGCGGATAGTTTCTGCACATCTTTTATAGCGCCGTAGATGGCCGGATTATTATTTATTTTGCCCTGGATGTCCATTAACTTTTCTATCTGCAGGACACGCAGCCCCATCTCTTGTCCTAAGTAGCGAGTAAACTCCCCACGCTGCGCCATGCCATATCCAGCTACATAGGCTGCGCTCTGTCCTTCTCCAAGCCGCCTATTCCTGTCATCTCGGCGTTGGTTCTCATGGATAAGCATCTTGCCGTAGTTATCGCTGACTTTATATTTGCCGTTCTTAGGGTCGATAATCTGGTAGATTTGCTGTTCAGACATCTTCCCACTCAGCCAGGCAATGCCGTGCTCTTTCCAAAATCCATCCTCCGCTTCGGCTTCTTTTTCTTTCTGCTCCACCCGTTTCATTTGGAGCATCTGGCGATATCCTCGCAGCACCTTAGTTTTCTCGGCATCCGTAAGGTTGTGCGCCGTGCGCCATTCCTCACTCCGGAACATCTCTCCGGCTTTCACGGCATCCCATTCTCCAAACTCATTTATCGTAGAAGAAAGGCTGGTCATGGCCTGCGACACACGGCCTTTACTGGCCTCTTCCTCAGCCCATTTCTGCAACCGCGGGTATTCGGACGGTTTGATGTAACCGTTATCATGGTAGAACTTAACCCACTCCGGCAATCCCGGCGCTAACGCCGGATTTGACCGCCGGGCCTCCAGGTCTATCTTCGTCGCAGGCGTTATATACGCGGTCAGTTCTTCCTCAGTCGCGTTAGGATATAACGTCCGCAGTTTCTCTTTGATGTTGGTGATTATCGGCTCGGCGTCTTCCGGCGCAAAAGCGGTATTATGTAACTCTTCTGACCCGGCACCGACTATCTGGCCCACCTGTTTTATCTTGTAGCGCTCTACCCCGGCGCTCTCCCAGGACATAGACCTATCGAGGTCGAAGTCCCGCTGCCGAAACAGACTCTCGTTAAGATACTTCCGCGCCCGGTCAGACAGTTTGTCAGAATACCTATCCGCCACACGCGCATATTCGCCCATGAAGTTGGATGTAAACCCGGCAGGATTTCCCTGCCCGATTTGCTCCCTGGCCGAGCCTTGCCACGCGCGAGTTTCGTCTGTTATCTTCTGGAGAGCGTCCATCGCTTCCATCCGGTCACGCTCGTCGAGCATTTTGTTGATACCGGTGGTAGCGGCCTCGAATCCAGCGCCGGCCTCTTTCCACGCAGCACGAGTATCCGCCTGGCTTTCTTTGAAAGACTCCAGAGCGCCCATCGGCGACGGCATATTCCCGCCAAGCGCAGGCCCGCTTGGAGCGGTTATTGTGGGTATTTGAGGCATTTTATATTATCCTTTTAGGTGTAAGGAGTCGGACTTATGGCGTTTGGAAAAACTCCGCCGGGAGAGTTACCAAGCCATCCTCCAACTACGCCGGCTGTCGCGGGGTCGGCGGCTACTGCGCCAACTGCCCGGCCAATCCCACCGATAATCTGCCCAATCACTTGCGAAGAAATACCGGCAGTTGTAGTGCGTGCTTTAGATTTCATGTCTTGTTGGCCGGATTTATTGGCCCAAAACGATTTATCCCCCTCATAGAGGATGAGTTGTTTGCGTAAGGCCAAATCACGCATAGCTTCCGTGGACACCTCTAACGCGCTGCCGGTAGCTGCGTCCACCCCACCTTTATAAAGCGCGCTGCGAATAACAGCATATTCCCGCGCTCCGCGATGGGCGTCATTATGCGCGGCTACAACCGCATCGGCCTTAGACTGGATAGCATTTACTTCCCGTATATCTGCAACAGCATTGTAGTAAGATGCTTCGTCTTCTTTGGCGGCAGCACCAGATGCGGCAGAGTAACCGGCGGATGCCAGCCCAACCACCGCTCCTATAATCCCAACAACTCCCATATTATATCAACTCCTTTTGTAACAAGGACGCGTGATGGAGGTATCCTTTTTTCAGCCAGAAATCCACTTCTCCCTCGCGAGAGATAAAACGGATAGCATCTATACCTTTACGTTTAGCATCTTGGATGATGGCATGATGCAACCGGGTGCTGACCTTTGTGCATCTCCACATCGGCAGGACATAGGCATGGATGCCTTCTCCCACCCACCAGGAGGTATAAGGGTCATAATGCACGTATCCATCTTCAAAGCCGACCAGTTCTCCGGCCACCTCAGCTGCATACGACAAATATGTCTGACCATTCATATCCGGTCGGGCCTTCCATATTGTATAACGAGTGCGCCAAGCCAAGGTATCGTGACATGCTCCCGGATATAACTCCTCGGCCAGCAGTTCCCACAACTCACCGAGCGCGGTCGCATCCGCCAGAGTCGTCCGGCGAATAATAACATGGTCAGATAGGTCGGTATGGGCGTCTGTCATAAATTGACCTCTACTTCCGCGGTCACGCAAACAAGGGTAGCCGGCCACGGCCCATCGGACACGATAGCGGCTGTCCCGTCAGGGTCATATCCGCCGGGGAAGTTTATCGGAAAATCTTTTTCATCTTCGGCAGTCGTCCAGGCAGTCCCGGTGATATAGGTAATAGGGTAGATATTACTCTCACTGGTGCCTATCTTCAACGGGCCGCTACGGTTCACGCGCAGGCCGACATTCACGATACGGTTATCGCCCATTTGCACGGTCTGGCCTTGAACTTCCACCTCCAGCCGATTAGGTATGACAACGGAGGTGAATGGTAATCCCACTTGCGCCTTCGTGCAAGTCGCTCCATCCGGTAACACGAACTGACCGGAGTTATCGACGATAGCGCCAGTCCAGGAGGCAGTCCCGGTAGCGACAAATGCTTTAGTGAAATTGAAGGTGTTGGTGGTAACGCCGGATACGGCATACGTCCCATTGTAGGACGCGTTGCCGGTGATAACGATGACATCTCCATTCGACAAGCCATGAGCGGCGCATGTCGCGGTCGTAACTCCTGTCCCTCCAGAGGCAAACGCGGTAATGCTGCCGGTGCCGGTTATCCCGCGCACCGCAGCTACCGTGCTCCCGGTGGAATACAACACATTTATGACTCGGCCTTTCAGATGCGTGAGTCCGGTCAAAGTGCCGGACGCGCCGCCCGACCAGGTAATCCCGCAATCCGAATACAACATATCCGCATAATCGGTCGCGGTGGTAATGGTATCCATCCGCTCGATGTAGCGCCAGTAACGCCAGTTGTTCGCGCCATCTTTAACGTAACGTTTGACGATAGCCCATACTTCCGTCGCTCCGTTGTTATAATTAGGAAGAGTCCACATGGACTCTATTTTCCCGTCGCCGGCAGTCTGAGTGGTAGTGTTGTAATAGGCTTGGGTATGTTGATGCCAGGCGTAGATTTTCTCATCCGGCATGTAGGTTAGGCCGCGCAAAACACCAGACGTGTTATAGGCCCATAATGTCGGTAACGGTCTATCTGCGCCTACAAGACCGGCAACTGCGGTCGTGAAAAGATGCGGCGCCAGCATCGACCGGTCAGAAACGACCGGCACCGTCCCTTGTGGGTCGAGCACTATCTCAATAATAGCCTTGCCGCCTTGCTGGACGAAAAAGGTAGAATCCCCCATCCGCACAGCGTCAATGTCCGCTGAGCCGTAGGAGGAAATAGAAACGAAGTTAAAATTGCTTGGCGTAAGCGGAGCGCCTTTCATATTCATGGAGGAGAGCATAAGCTCGCCGCCGGTAGTGCCGATGAACATAGTAACGCCGCTGTGCATCCATTGAATACGTCTGGCCGAGTCTCCAAATACCGACCAATGTAAGGCCGAATCCGATTTATCCGTCTCGGCATAGTTCTCAATGTCTCCCTGGCGGCTGCCCCATAGGTCAAACATATAATAAGGATGCCCGGCTAAGAACACCCGTTGCTCATAATAGGCAATGCAAGAAGGATATCCGTAGTCCGTGTTGAAGACTTCCGTAAGTAATTGCCAATCGTAGGTGGTAGGCCACTTCCATCCTTCGGATTCTTTTTTCGCATCGATATAGGCTGAATCTTTGGCATAAGGCGTAAGAGAATACCCACGTGCTTTAGTAGCATCTACCAGCGCTACAATAACGGCTATCTGATTTTGTGTTCGAATGTAATTCCCAAGGTCGCCGTCAGGGGTGTATTTAGAAAGAGAACCAGATGCGCCGCGGAAACATGTAGTATCTCCTACGCCGAATGTCAGGTAATTATTTTTCTTCTGCACTTGAGTAAGGTCGGCAGTAGTGCTGGCACCGCTATAACCTTTAACGTTCATTAATCCGCCTGGCGAACCCTCCAGCCACCATTCCCCGGCGGCATAGGTGGATTTATCAAACGGTTGGATGATATCGATATCAGCCAGACGGTTGGTCGAGGACGCGTTCTTCCGCTGAATGATAGCCATCCCTGTCCCGGCACGTATCCGGCGGCCTTTGTCGCCGTGCACAAAAGCATCGGTGGCTGCGATGCGCGCAAAACGGTCATTACCGTTTTGGCATGGAGTCCCGCCGGTAGTTACCGCTGTCGTGATGAACTCTATCCCTGTCCCCCCGGGCATGTAGAAAGGCAATTCCATCAGAGGAGGAGGAAGAAATTTTATCTTGAAAAATGTCCAGACAGTTTCGGAGGTAGCGATAATTTTGCAAGTCGGGTAGGAAGGATGCGTGAGTTCCAGAAGAGAACCCATTTGGCGGTATTTTATTTTGGCGAAATCGGTGGAGGCGTAGGGGACGTAGATATAGGTGCCGGTGATAGCAACCTTCGACATGGTGCCATCGGAGTTGGACTTGTAGACCTCGAAGAAACTTTTATTGATTCGCCAGTTGTTAGCGGTGATTACTTTGACAGGGGTGCCGCTGTCCTTCACCCGTTGGATGATATCGCCGATAACGACGGTATCCGATACGCGCTCGGTAATGAGGAACTTACCGGTAAACGTGCCGGTGGCTTCGATGACACGATTAACAACGCTATTGCCGGTCGCAAATGGAGTCCCGCCGGAAGCGGTCGCAGTTACCTGTTTCCCGCGGCTGACTTGCACAGCGCCCTGGTCGGTGAAGGTAAGGGTGTATGCACCGCCGGCAACCGGGTCATCCTCTTGGAAGATAAGCGAATAAGCCGCGCTCTGCGAGTCCAGGCTATAGGGGATACCTACTGCCGCTCGAGCCGAATCCGCTCCATCGATACTATCGATTGTTTTACCGGCATGGCGAAAACCTGACCGCCGTGTGATAGGGCCTTGCGGAAGCACGACAAAGTTCTTCAAAGTTCGGCAAGACCGGGCGTAAAACTGCGCCTTCGTCCTCCCCGACAACAACGGCGTAACTTCGCCACCAGTGAAGTCGGTCAGTATCAGATTTAACTTCGGCATTTATCCTCCGGCTTCGTGCCACCATTTAGGAGCCTTACGTTTAGAGCTTTCCCGGGCATGTATCTGTTCAGCGCGTGTCCAGGCTTTGTCGGCTTCTTTCTCCATCCGGTCGTGCATACCTTTGTCACCAGTCAATGCCGCCGCACACTCATATATCCACAACGCGCCGTAGATGTCCTCGAACGCCGGGTCAAAGAGAACCGGGTCAGTAATCTTAGCCGTGTATTCCACTTCCACCAGGTCGTCGTTGGATAGGAGGATGCCGTTCTCATATTCGTAGTCGGTGTTCTTTCCGCTGACAAACCGGACAGTCAAACAGGCGAACTCATAATCGGCTTCCTGACCTGCGGACGGCAGGGCATAACGATAATCGTAACCAAACGCCGCCGGCCCCAGGCGGAGCTTCCAATAGTTTGCCGTTCCATTCGCAAACGCTGCGCCAAAAGCTGCCGTGAAGTCTTTGATGATATCCGCAATAACTACCGTATCAGAGGTGCGTTGTGTAACTATCGCTACACCATCTCCGGTAGTTACCTCCATGATATTCTTCCCGACAGGCGTGTTGGCCGCAGCAAACGGAATCCCGGAAGCAGCAGTTATCGTAACCTGGTTGCCGGTCACGACATAAGTGCTCCCATCCGACCCGGTAATCTTGATATCCATCGTCTGCACGGCCACGGAGTCATCTATAGCCTCATCGTCTAACGTTCGTCTCCTGGTCGCAAAGTTCCACGGAAAGCTCTGCAAGAGCTTATCTCGGACGATAGTTTGCACCTGAGATAACGAAAGCGCCGGCTCAGAAGTAGGGCTGGTAAGAGCCGAGGTTCCGAGCCGGACTTTGTTACCCACGCGCACCAAGGCAGCATTAGCTATGGCCTCGTAGGTAGCGGCCATCGGTTATCTCCCTATACCGAGGATTTCATCTCGTTGCTGACGGGCCACATCTGCGGAAGAAGACACCGCACCCCGCGAAGAGGCCAGTAACGCGATAGTAGGAACGCCGGCCACACGTTCCGGGTTAGCCAGTAGTTCCTTTCCTTCTGGACTATCTGTTCGGATAAACAACACAATCTCCCCTTTCTTGTTGCGAGGGAGCGGGTGGTAGTTGAAATTGGCGCCGTGATAGAGGTCGCCCGGGAGCCATCTCTGCTCGGCGAACCAGGTGCGTTCCGTGCATACCCAATCATACTTGTGCTCAGGAGCGTCTTCTTTTCTTACCTGTGGTTGAGTCTGATTTACATCTGCCATGATTTTTTCTCCTTGGAGAAAGGGGAGGGAAGGAGGCGTTCCCCCTTCCCTCCGTGAGATTAGATTACAGTAGCGCCTTGAGTGTGCGGCGCAGGAGTCGGGCTGACCCAACAAGAGGCAGTCCCGGCAGAGAACGTGCCGGTGTCGATGTCAGCATACAACTGCACGAACTGGCGGATGCCCTTGATAAGCGGCTGAGACCAGATGAACGTCCCCGCAGCCATCTTAGCCACGGTGCAAGCACCGGTGATAAACGGCTTGGCTCCCAAAGTCTCACCACCACCAAGGGTGTTGATAGAGACGTAAGTGCCGTCCACGGTCGCGCAATCACGCAAATCCCAAATGATAGTAGCCGCGTCCGCAGTTACCGGCAGAACGTTAATCTGGAGATGACACCACAACTCGCCCATGAGACCGGGGTCGTAGGCTTTCGCTACCCCCCAACAGTTCAGCACGGTGCCGAAGTTGAAAGTGTTCGTCCCCCAATTAGCCGCAGCGCCGGCGGCAGCCGCGAAGCTGACCTTCTCGGCGATAATCCATTGTTTATCCAGTAAAGCCATGTTAAAACTCCTTTCTTAGTCGTAAGCCGTGGTTAAGGCTTCGGTGTAGACGATACGCTCAGCCAGACGGACGGGCGAGCCATTGAAGGTCAGCACCTTCCGGCCACCAAGAGACTGCCAATCCACATACAAGTTGGTAGTGCCGGGAGCGGTCGCCAAAAGCTGCAACTTAGTGATAACGCGTTGCGGAGCGTAGATGACCGAACCTTCTCCACCCTTATACATAGCGTTCATGGCAGTAACGAGCGCATCGAAGGTGATAGGCGCATCCGAACTCGGTAAGGTCTCCACGTTACTAACACGCGCGATGCACCGCGGATTGCGCACCACTAAACCGGCAGACAGTTCGTAATAGGAACGGTAGCCGGGATATTTGGTGCCGTCGGTCAGTTGAATATCTACCTTGCCGCGCTCTTCCCGTTTCAGTCCAGCCGGCGAACCCTTCGGATACACCATGTGCACCCTATCGGCACCCCACTGGATAATGTAGCAGGAAGTAGCATCGGAAGCCGCACCGGCGCCGCAGGAATACACGGTATCCGGTTTGCCGGTAGTCGCGCCACGGTGCTTAGGCATCCGGGGAGAGATACCGACAATCTGGTTCGGGTCAGCAGCGGCGTTGTCGTAGAGGATGGCGTCTTCCATTTGCTCGCCGATACCCTGCGCTACGACGGCGCCCTCGTCAGCCAGAAACGCAGCCGGGTCGTTGCTCATGTTCACCAGCAACTCATCCACCTCGCCGTAAAGGGCGAACATGGTGATGCCTTCAGCGAACTTCGCGCGCTGCGAGATGCCCGTCCCGACGCCTTTGTTAATCGCGCGCCGCTCGGCAGTGGCGTATTTTACCACTTGGCCGAAGATGTGGCTTAATTTCTCGTTCGCCTCCATCCAAATAGCGTCGGCAAAAAGAGGAGTCGAACTTTCGATGACGTTCGCAGTAGGCAGCATGCTCATCCCGGCAGCATGCCGGCGCAGCACCTCGGAAAACGTCAATTTATCCTGTTGAGCTAAAGTAGCCATAATTATTTCCTTTCATAATGGCGTAGTTGAGTTAGGTTTTCTTGAAGAGAGCGTCTATCTCCGCGGGGATGGGATTACCGGCCTCAGACATCCGCACTCCGCCGGCCACTCCAGTCTTCCCTGCCGGGATACTTACATCATCCCCAAAATGCTTACCCAGGTTCGCGAACATCTTGATAAGCATTAAGTCGTTTCCCAAGCCGGTCGCATCGAGATAGGCTTTACCTTGTCCGGACGGGTCGGCGATATGGACGGCGTTATCCGCGGCGGCTTTCCCCCGCGCATAGGCTTCCTCACCCGCCCACTCCGGCTCTTTGCGTATGGCCGCATCAGTCGCAGCCTTCATATCTTCCAACTGTTTGATAGAGTTGATAAGGTCGGCAGCTTTTTCCGCGACATAACGCTTCCATAAGGATTGCGCGACTTTTTCCGGAACTCCCATCTCGAACATGGCCTTTTTGAAATCCGCAATCCCTTCCGGTTTATACTCCAGCCCGGGAGGAAGCTCCATGTTCGTCTCCAGTTTATAGTCGCCGTTTTCTGGCACTCCCAACGCTTTATGGAAGGCCGCTATTTCCTCCTTAGAGGCCCCTTCTCCCGGCAGGATAACTGCCCGTTTCAACTTCTCCCCTTGCTCGAGATACGCCTTGCCGAGGTCGTCCAGCTTGCCGTGCTTGAGCAATTCGGGATGGGACTGCAACTCCGGGCTGAAATGCGCCTGGAATTTACCCTTCAGCGTTGCATCCGCAGAGGGAGCAGGGGTAGCATTTTGGTCGGGTATACCTACCGCTACAGCAGGAGTGACTCCGGGAGCAGCGTTAGGGTCTACGACCGCGTTAGGTTCTGGCATCGTAATGCCTCCTTTTTATTGGCGAACTACTTCGCCGTGTAAAGATGAGAATCTCACAATTCCATTTCCGTTCAACGCTTTGGGCTTATCGATAGGGACATGCACGAGATTGTCCAGCAATGCGTCGGCTGTCCAGAACGCGCCCACAGGCTTATTGGCGCCCATAATCTGCACCAGCTTGGCCGCAAAATTACGCAGCCATGATTCTTGCGGCGTGTCTATATCCGTCCGGAAGAATCCAAGCGCGAATAGCAGAAACGTAAACACGCGCCGTCCGTGCGGCGTGAGAAAGGTGTTACGGAAATCCTGCAACAACTCCGGCGTAAGTTCTCGGTCTATGAGTTGCATATATTCTCCTTGGAATATTTGAGCGTGTAGAAGCGTTTGCATCTCAGGCAGTAGAAGGAGATAGCATTTACGTCACGCTTGAGGACGATAACATTATGGCCTAATATCACGCATAACGATTGCCGTATCCATTTGAGCATCTCATATAGCTCCTTCCGGTGAGGCCGGGAACGCCGGCGAACCCATCTGTGACATGGCTTGCATGACTTCTGGAGCCGCAGACATTTTGGCAGACTGGGCAGCATTACGCGCCGCACGAGTGCGGGTCTCTAAATCGGCGGCTTCGTTCTGCTTAGCAGCAGCTTCATCAGCGGCAGCTATCATAGCATCCACCTCTTCCTCGGCATAGAACATCTCGTCTGCCGTGCCGTGAGCGCGCATTAACTCCCGCAATATCTTGTCCCATTTCGGTGTCATAGCAGCGCGCCGGTCACGGTCAACAATAGGCAACGCGGCCTCGATAGCCGATTCCAAGTTCAACCCTTTGAAGATAACTTCTTGCGCTTGTGCCAGCGGCCCGAGAAACACATACTTGAGAGGCTCACCCGGGCGGATACCTTCCGGCACCGGCGACAACCTGCCTGCCCGGGCCTCCAACCACATCATCAGGTCGAGAACCGGCTCCAGCCCTTCCGAAGACATCCTGCCAAGCATGGACGACAGCCCAATGGCCTGCTCTCCCATCCGCTTGGCTACCTCGTAAGCTGTCATCTGCCGCTCTATCTGTTTCAGCATCATGAAGAAATCCACCTTCAAATGCTGCTGAATCACTTCATATATCTTCTGCTCCCGGTCTTCGGCGATAGGATAATTGCTCCCGACATTAACCGGCGTGATAACCGACTTCGGGTCTTCGTAGTAGTTATATCCGCCCTGTGTCCCAGGAGTGAAATTCTCCGAACCCTTCATCCTCGCCGGCACGTTCAACGGCGGGTCAGCAGCCAGTTGCGACATCTGCGTCAAATCCTGACCCATCAAGTTCAGCCGCACGAAATCGGAATAGGCGTCCATGCAAGGCGACCGGCCATATATCTCCTGGCCCACGGTCTTCCATCTCCACACTGCCGCCGGGAAATAGTCATATCCGCCTTCGTGGAGAATTTTCTGCCCCGGGTCGGCATCGGAGGTATACCACACAGAGGCCCACTTCTTGTTCTTAGAGATGAGACTTTTGACGTCCCTATCTCCGCGAGGGTAGATGGCATGAATCACGGACACATCGGAGTAAGGATTTTTATCGTATTTCTCCTTAATCCGGATAGGTAAATCCTTATAGCCGAACCGCTCTACCAGCGACTTGGCCGTTACCTTATACTTTCGATAGACGGTATCCACATTCCCATGCGCGTCCTCCGCGATGCAGAACTCTCCTGGGTGTAACACGGTAAACGTAACCCGGTTATGGATAGAATCTTCCTCCGCCAGCATCGCAGCCGTCCCGATGACAATCCCATTCTCAATAAACTGACGGATACGGGAATAAAAGTTGGAGCGGTTAAGCGCATCGTATATCTGCTCCACGGTCTCCTGGAGCCACAACAGAAACGCCCGGTTCTTCTTCAACTTGGCGCTGGTGGGTTTGAGATTCCACCATCGCATCGTCTGGTTAAGAGTCCCGCCATAGATGCCATCCGCAGCTATCTGCACCACATTTACCGGACGGGTGTCACCAGTCGGCGATAACCTCTGACCGCGCTTAGTATCATCCCAATCTTCCAGCAGCGGCAGCACTACCTCGACCACCTTCTTCCACACCGGCATGTGCAACTGGCGGATAGCGTCGAGATGCTTCCAAGTCTGCTCTATATGTTTCTCTAACGAAGGGTTGTTTTCCATGTTTTCCCTATCCTAAGAAGGAACTTCTCGGCACAGATGCGACCACGGCAGACGTAGGAGGAGGCGCCATACCACCTAACCCACCTGGAGATGGAGTTGCTCCCGGCGTAAACCCAGGAGGCTGCCCCCACATGAACAGCCGATTGCCGCCATACATCACCTGAGCACGCAGCCGTGCAGCACGCGCAGCCTTAGTTACTTGGCGCTGTGTGTAAGAAGGTGGTGTAAGAAAGGGGGGTTCGTCCGGATTGCTTATACTTGCTCCGCCCATAGTTATTTACTACCTTTCTTCAAGATATCAATTAACCAACCAAACAGGATAAAGTATTTGAACATGTCCCATAACGACGGGCCAATGTAGCCTGACATAACTACCTCCGTTTCATCCGTTGCTCCCATATTTCCGCCGGGCCTTGGGGTTGCTTACGTGCGGCGGGAGTCGGTATTCTTTGCCCGATTGGTTCAAAATAAACCGCATGTGTCATCATAAATGCGTCAGCTTCGTCAGGGGAGTCTATCCCCCGGGCGAGTAGGTCTTTCTTACTCTCAATGGTAAGTTGGCCGGTATCAGAGTAGGAATATTTCGGCGCCATGAGTCCGGTCAGGAGATGTTTCTCCGCCGGGATAGAACCGGATTTCAGCCATTCCTTCCCGAGATACCAGCATCGTGCGCGGATGTTACGCCAGGGCTGTGTCCGCTCCAATTTCACCCCAGGATGGATTCCGTAGACGTCATATCCCGCCCGGAGCATCAGGTTATACGCCCCATCCCCTATCCCTGTCCGTTCTATAATTATCTTGGTGCGTTGCCCGTCATTGGCCTCATTATCCCACTTCGTCGCGAGCATCATGGCGCGGTCAGCGATATCCAATGAGTCCTTGCTCTGGAGCCGCACTATATCCTGAAACACTTGCGGCCCCTGGCGCCGGACGATAACGCTGTGGTCATGTCCACCACCTACGTCTATCCCCATCACCCGCGGCCAAGATTCTATCTCAGCCAAGCCTATCTGCCGGTCAGTTGCGCTATCCACTAACTCCTGTGGGATGTAAGAGGTGAAGCTCCCTTTCGGCGGAAGGCCGGCACACCTGACACGGAAAAAATCACTATCCTCGCCGTAGTCATCCACCCATTCCTGAATGACCGGCAGCTGCCCGACTATCTGCGCTATCTCCGTGCTCCGGCTATCTATCACCCAGGATTTCCATCTCCGGGAGCGGGAGCCGGAAAGTGTGCTCTCAAAATATCCGGTATTACGGGTGCGGTTGCCGGCGAGAATCCAAATCAACGGCATCGCACCTTCAACTACTTCGAAGATGCTATCATCTATCCCGGCGCTCTCGTCGAAGATAAACGTATCATGCGCGCCTTGGAACGCATCAGGATTATTCTTATTCCATGCTAAAGCCGCAGCGAACCATGCGCCTGGGTCGCTCTTCATTGCGAGCTTAGTCGCTGTCCAATCGAACCAATGCCCGTTCTTTGCTCGCTGGTTCCAGATAGCAACTTCACGCCAAGTCTTACCAGATAACTGCGGCAAGGAGTTCGCGGTCACGATAATCTGCGGCTGCACTTGCGTCGCCAGGCGATAATGGGTAAATGTAGCCAGGAGCATGGTCTTACCTGTCCAATGTCCTGACCCTAACGATACTCTTACTCTGTTACCCTTCTGTAACTCATCACCAATGTAGCCGAGAACATCCGCTTGCCATTGCTGAGGGCCTTGGAATTTCTCCAGAGGTGTTCCTGGCTCTCCCCATCTCCAATTGAAGCATAAATACCCGAGAGGATTTGTGGCATAGCTGGCGACGGCTTTGATAAGTTCATTTTCATTTTCGACCATAAGAAAGGTAAAACGTTTAAACGGGAAGGAAGTTGGAATCGAGAACTGGATTCAATCTCAATAAATCATCATACCACAAATCCTTGCAAATGTCAATAGGTGTTAGTTACAATAGTTGTATCATACAAGTAATTGGAAAAAAGAAAGGGCGTCTCGGATGACGCCCTAAGAGGAGGGAGGGAAAACTTGAAGTGCGTGGTAGGATTCGAACCTGCGGCGGAACTGTCGGAAGCAGCCGACCCATCCCGCGCCCTGCTTGCCAGACTCGTCCACACGCACATTTATTGGGGTGTCTGCATGGATTTGAACCGTGGTATGGTGGGCCACAACCACCCGCTCTACCATTGAGCTACAGACACATTTGGAGCCGACGAAAGGAGTTGCACCCTTGACCCGCTGCTTACAAGGCAGCCGCTCTGCTGTCTGAGCTACGCCGGCATATTTGGTCAGGCCGGAAGGATTTAAACCTTCGACATCTCGCTTCCAAGGCGAGGACTCTATCAGACTGAGCTACGGCCTGTCATGACACGAACCATCACACACATGAGGAATATCATCCCATCGCCAGAAGATTTTCAGCCCGATGCGCTTGGCGGCGTCCAGTTCCAGATTGGCGCCCGGGGACTTTCCTAACATGAGGATAGCATCACAGAGCCGGAGCCATTCCATATCCAGAGCGAGCCATTTCTGGTAAGGTGTCTCCTGGTCTTCGGTGAGCGCAAATTCATGCACATAATGAGACAGCTGTGGTATGAATAGCGTGTGGCCGGCTTGGATGATAGCAACTCCGGCAGCGATAGCTACCTCGATATTATGCGCTCTTCCGGCCAGCGGCGGGGCTGAGTAAGGCCCGGCGATGTAGATTCTCATTTAGGCGACACCTCCCTTTCTTGTCATTCGTCAAAGCTCCTTTCCGTTACGGCTGGTAGTTGTTTGGTATCTTCTGGTGTTACATCTATAACTTGCGCCGGGGAGGGATGGCCGGGAGACTTGGCCTGCAACTGCGCGCGGATTAGCTGCTCCAGCCGGATAGCCTCGCCTAACTCCTTCCCTATTTCCAGCACCTGTTTATCTTCGCGATACTTCTTCTCTCCGTAAGTTTCCGGCATGAGACGTTCGCCGAGCCAGCGCAGGTGCTTGGCAATTTCTGCCGCGCGTCGAATAGCGCTATCAGACACTCCTGCGTCTGACAAAATATCACACACCTCATCTATCTTCGACCGGAGACTGTAGCCAAACGCCTGGTTGAACTCGGTCTTAAACTCCTCATCTCCTTCTAAGGCCTTCCAGAAATCCAACGCCCGGGTGTTCAGCTTTTCGATAATCTTCTTGAAATTGAGACCATCGCTTACCCAGGCCAGGATGGTCAGCTTCACATCCTCCGACCAGATTATCCGGCCTTTCTTATCCGTCAGGCCCATCTCATGAGTGTCCAGACCGGCTTCTTTGGCGGCTTTCTCGGCTTTCTCCTTGGCTACCTCCTTTGCCAGATGTCGCATCCGTTTCTTCCGTTCCACACCTGTGAGGCCAGGTGTGGTGATACTGACTCGCTGATACCCTTCGCCGGGACGAGAGGGCCTGACTCGCCACTTCCCACGGACGGTTTTCTCCCAACACCAGCAGCCCACGCCGGCATGTTCGTGTTCCTTGCTCCCCGGGCGAGGAGATAGCCTGACGTCTTCTTCTGCCATTTACGCCTCCTCGTCTTTCGACCACATTTGTTCTACATTAACTTGACCGTGTGGCCGCGGCAGAAAGATTCCGGTAATTTCATCTGTCTGTATCTTTAGCATATTCTTATCCATGTGTGCAGCCAGAGCGTTCTCGACCGCTGCCATCCATTGGTGGATTTCGTCAGGGGTGATATCCGGAGGATAAATACCCGTTAGCCGCAAGTTCCAATTAAACGAAACACGGTAGCCGTTAATCATGACAGTGTTGATAGGCATTAATCACATCCTCCATAACCAAGTAGAAAATCATTAAAGGCTGAGATGTCTTGGTAGACCGAAGCGAGAGGAGATTTGCCGTAGGAGGTAGGCGGATGG